ATGATTTATGTATGTTCAAATGTATTGCGACTTCTATTAAGTTATTTTAATCTGTATTAATTTAAAGCTTTATTTTAAAGTATTACGAAGATAAAATTAAATATTAAATTGATAAAAAGTACCGTATTATTCAAAATAAATATGCGGTATTTTTTTATGTCGTACTACTAAGAAAGTATGAAGTAAAGAGGGGATAGAATGGATAAAGAGTTATTTAGAAAGACAGAAGGAAAGTTATATAGATATTATCAGAGTAAAAAGAAGATAAGAGAGCTTAATAATGAAATATCAAGCTTAGAGTATCATAAGGAAAGAGTAGAGTATGATATAAGACATGCTAATGTAACAATAGACTATTACCAAAATGGAACAGGATTACAAGAGAGGGTACAATCTTCTACTAGTGGATCTAGTTATGCAGAAATAGAAATGTGTAAGGAGATAGAGAAACTGGAGAGAGAACATTTAAGAATAAATAAGAAGATACTAAAGATAAAAGCTAAGATAAGAGAGCTTGAAGAGTTTATAAGACATATGAATGAAAATGTAGAGCAACTTAATGAAGAAGATAAGAGGTTTATAGAATTAAAGTATGGAGATAAAAAAAGTATGATATATATTTCTATGAAACTTAACATGGCTCAAGCAACAACTTATAGAAAAAGAGAGGAATTAATAGAATCTATAGCGGAGTATGAGAATACATTGTTGTTTAAAATATGATAAAAAAGTGAGAAGAAAATGCAAAAGTGTTGATAAAATAAGCGTAAATATAAAGATAAAATTGTATATAGGAAGTTTATTTAAACGACCTCTAATTAATTCTCAATACCCCTTTTAAAGACACCTGTAGAAATATAGGTGTCTTTAATTATATTAATAGAAAAATAAGTTCAATTAAATGAAACATATATTTAAAATTTTATAAAAGGTGTTAAAATATAATAAGAATATATATTTAGAATTAGTAATATATATAATGAAAGGTGATTAACATGGATGAAGTTGATATACTTTTAAAAAATAGATATTCAGAAGTAGAACTAATAAAGTTAGCAACCAAATTAGATAAAGAATTTAGAGTAAATTACTTTTGGGATGGATGGAAATTTTTAGAAGATGAAGTTTTTTCATTAGAAGAAATAGATTATTTAAGAAAAAAATATAAATATAGTGAAGTATACAATTATGTGATTATGAAATATGGTAGAAATGAAACGGTTATAAAATACAATCTTATTAAAGAGTTTATTAGCAATCCTGAAAATGTAGGATTATTAGAATTTAATGTTGGTAATAGTAGATTAGATATAGGAAAGATAAACGGAAGTTCATATGCATATGAAATTAAAACAGAATTGGATAATACATTAAGGCTTGAGAAACAAATTCAAGATTATGAAAAAATCTTTGAATTTATTTATGTAGTGTGTCATTTGAAACATCTAAAAGAGGTTAAAAATATAGTACCTAAAAAAGTGGGAATAATAACTTTTGAAATAATTAGTGAAAAAGTTGTTTTTAAGGATATTAGGAAAGCTAAAAGGAACAGAAGTATTAAAAAAGAATTTTTATTACAATCATTAAACTCTAAAGAGTATGCCTATATAATAAAAGAGTATCTTAAAGAACAAAAAATTCCTTTGTATAAAGAAGAAAGGATGAAGCTGGTTGATAAACGTATAAAAAAGGATGATTTGGTAGAAGTTTTTAAAAGGGTAATTAAGTTAAGGCAATCACAACGGTGGAATTACATTAAAGATGAATTTAATGTAATTCTACCAATTGAGATTCAAGATATATATTCAAAAGAACAATTTTAAGAAAGTATATTATGTTTTAATTGATAATCAATAATTGATAAATAATGTGAAATGATTAATGATTTCCAAGTTGTTCCGTTATTGATTGGATTACTCTTACCTTTAGAAACAGTTAAATTTATAAAGGAGTTAATTTGTTGGCAACCATATGAGTCTTTTTTATGGTCAGAAGTTAGGATTTTATTCCAATAAGTAGAATTTTTAATGTTGGGTAGTAAAGTAGTAGCATGTGAGTTTACATCTTGTTCTTTACCAATAAATCCAAAGTGAATAAATTTTAATGGATGCAAGGCTATAAAAGATGGATATGATTGTCCACCTTGATATATAGGTAAATTTCTAATTCCACAATGATCTCCAAAATAATCGAACTTGAAAGTTGAAAAATCATTAACAAAATCAGAGTCTATACAGTCGTAAGCTATATCAGAAGGAGTTATTTCCCCATTAGGCAACTTTGGAAATGTTAAATTGTCATATATTTGTTTTATAGCAATTGACTTAAAATTAATTTTATCTTTTATAGAATTGATTTTAGCTATTTCTGTTTTAATAGATTTTTTAAATAAATCATTTATGTCTAAATCATATATGAGAATGTCATTGGAAGTTATTAATGTAGATAATTCATTTAATATACAGTCAGATTTTTTTGAATAATAAATATATGCAACTCTTGAAATATTTAATTGAGAGAAGATTTTTTTTAGGTCACCATTAGAATAATTAGATGCATCAACATCAATAACGGGTACTACATTTGGAAAATTACTAAATCTTTTTAATATTGAAATCTGATAAGAAGTGTTTGATTTGATATCTTTGTAGAAAGCTTCTATAGGATTTTTTAATTTTTTCTTTGTCAATGTTAAGTTCATTGGTATATTAATAAAAAAAGTATTAGATGGTTTTGATAGAATTATACTTTCTAGTTGATCCAAAATACTTTTGGAAGATTTAGAAGATTTTTTGTCTTTTACAATATTCACTAATGGCATTATATTGTTTGAAAAATCTTGATTTTGTAATGATATTAATTCTGCATCTAAAGAATATAAACACGGTACATATTTCATTTATCTCACTCCTTTTATTTATTAACAATATTTTACCATATTAATTAAGTTAAGTACATTGTTGTGAGTAATACATATATTATTAGGTATTTTTTGAAAATAGGTTAACTATAGAAATGATGGACTTTATATTTATACTTATATAATAATGAAAAAGGAAATTATATTCATATTAGTTTTAAAGAAATAAAAGATATAGAAACAGCAGAATCTAGAATGGAAGTATATGAAAAAACAATTGATTATATAAAGCAAATAGCAAAAGATTATAGATAAAGTAAAGGATCCTAGAAATAGGGTTCTTTTTATTTATGCCTATAGGAGCCAGTAGAGAAAAAAATATAATGAAAAGGATGTGAGTACCCCCTTCATCCAATATATTGTGTATTAAACTCTCCTGGCTTTAAAATATAAAGGGTAAAAGTACTAAAGACGATATATACTAGAGGTGATTATATATGTTAGAAAAATTGGATGAATATTTAGAAGATAAAACTATTAAAAAGATTATAACAAAGAAGTTAACAGAGGGATTCGAAAAAGTTCAAGAAAAAATAGAGAGAGAATATAGAAGTAGAGATGATTTAAAAAACTTTAGTGCGTTCAATGTTGAGAAGAAAAGAGTCAATTTAAGGATAAAAGCCCTAAGCTCATCTTACTACGCTATAATTCCAAGCATATGTATTATGATTGTTAGCATATTTGCATCAGTATTATTTAGCAAAGAAGATGTTATTGGGGATATATGGAATTTGTTGGTGCTATTTGTATTTGTAGGTTCAACTGTATTTATAATATCAAAAAGTAGTATTTATGCACAATATGAGCTACTATGTTATTATATAGCGCATGATATATTAGAAGTATTGGAGAAAGAATATTTTCCAGAGAATTTCAGTGAATATAATTATAAGAAAGATATAAAAGATATAAAAGAATTTTTAGGGATAAAAGAGTTCTAATGTAGAGCTCTTTTAACTTTATATAAGGAGGTGGCATTAATGGCCAAGCTAACAGGAAAGAAAAAGATATTTGTTGATTAATACCAAGTAGATATTAATATTTATTATGAAAAATAAAGGAATTTCCCCATTTTTTATAGAAATTATGTTATTGGGGTGAAGTTGAATGAGTAAAGGAGATTATTTTAATATTATTGCAATTGTTGGAGCAGTAATTACATTTATAGTTACATACTTTAATAAAGAACAAAATAAATATATCAAATTGATAGACAACTATTTTGAGAAATTGTTAGTGCAATATGTTGATTTATATAATAAAGATAATAAAATTAATCCTTTAGATTTTATTAAAGAAAATTATAGCATTAAAGATTATTATATACCTAGCTATATTTTTTATTTAGTTAAAGCAAATAAGAAAGTTGAATTACATAAAGTTTTATTAGAAGACTATAGAAAGAGGTTTCCTAATAATGCAAATGGTATTTTTAGAACTATTGATTATTTAATGTATACATACTCGTTACTTGAAGTATTTGTATTCTCTATTTTATGTATAGTACCAGCACTTGTGATAGTATTAGTTGCGTTATACTCTATAAGTTTTGTAATCGCTGGTTTTGGAGAAGGATTTAAAGAAGGTATTTTAAGTAGTATATCAGGATTAATTGTTCTTGGAATTGTAATTGGTATTGTATTTTATGTGTTAAAATATTTAGTAAAATCAATTTCAAAAGGTATGAAAGATGAATATACAATGAAAAAGGACGAAATAGAAGAGTTGATAAATAAAAAAATAAAGAATTATGATGAGACTATAACCGAATATTATATAACTTAAGAGGTTCTAATAAAAGAACCTTTTTATTTTACGTTAAAGGAGGTGAAATAATGAATATACAAAGTAAGATAAATAAACTAATAAAAGCATTAAATACATATGGATATATCTATTTAGTAAATAGAGAACAATTCTTAAGCAAAACATCAAATAAAATATGTACAGTATATAAGTTATTTCACTTAATGGATATAGAAGATTATAACAGAATGTATCCAGATGATAAGAAAGATACTAATAAATATTCTAGCGTTAAAGTAGAACTATTAAGTACATTTAACCAAATAGAAATATTATTAAAGTTAGTAGAATTATATAAGGAAGTAGGTGGAGCAGATGGATAAGAAGCTTACACCTAAGCAACAAGCATTTGCAGATTATTATATAGAAACAGGAAATGCAACAGAAGCTGCAAGGAGAGCAGGATATAAGAAACCCAATGTGCAAGGAAGTCAAAACTTAGAAAAACTTAGTATTAAATCATATATACAAGAAAGAATAAAAGCTTTAGATGAAAAAAGGATAGCAAAAGGTGAAGAAGTCCTCCAGTATCTTACAAAGGTAATGAGAGGAGAAGAAAAAGACCAATTTGGTTTAGATCCTTCACTGCAAGATAGAACTAAAGCAGCAGAGTTACTAGGTAAGAGGTATAGATTGTTTACTGAAAAGGTCGAAGTAGAAGGAGTTCAACAAGTACAGATAGTTGATGATATAGAATGATTAAGATAAAGTTAAAGTGCATAATAGCTTCAAGCTTCTATGAAGCACATAAAGATATAAAGCAAGGACTTCACACTCACTACTGGTTTAAAGGTGGTAGAGGTAGTACGAAGTCCTCTTTTATTTCCATAGAGATTGTATTAGGTATGATGAGAGATGCACAAGAAGGAATTATGTCTAATGCATTGATACTTAGAAGAGTTAAAGATACTTTATCAGAATCAGTAAGAGACCAGATTAAATGGGCAATAGATACCTTAGGCGCGAGTGATGATTGGCATGTTCCAGAAGCTAAACTAACAATAACTTATAAGCCTACAGGACAAGTAATAAGGTTTAAAGGTGCTGATAATCCTAAGAAAGTTAAATCTACAAAAGTACCTAAAGGATATATTAAATATATTTGGTACGAGGAAGTAGATGAATTTGAAGGAAAGCATAAGATAGATACAATTAATCAATCTCTTATGAGAGGTGGACCTAAGTTTTTTGTATTCTACTCATTCAATCCACCAGAAAGTCAAAGGAATTGGTGTAACCAGGAAGTATTAGAAACTAGAAAAGATAAATATGTACATCATAGTGACTATCGAACAGTACCTAAAGAATGGCTAGGAGAGCAGTTTATTATAGAAGCTGAACATATGAAGAAAGTTAATCCTACCAAATATGAACATGATTACTTAGGAGCTGTAACTGGTACTGGAGGAGAAGTATTTAGGAACTTAACTATAAGAGAAATTACAGATGAAGAAATAAAGATATTTGATAGATTAAAGAATGGATTAGACTTTGGTTATGCAGCGGATCCATTAGCTTACTTGTTAATGAACTATGATAAGACTAGAAAGAGATTATATATCTTTGGTGAAGTATATAAGGTTCAATTAAGTAATAGTAAAGCAGTTGAAGAAATAAAGAAGCTTAATCCATTAAATAAAAGGGTTACTGCAGATAGTGCAGAGCCTAGAACAATAAATGAATTTAAGAAATTAGGTTTAAACATAATAGGAGCAAAGAAAGGACCAGATTCAGTAGAACATGGTCTTAAATTTTTGTCTGAGGAAATAGAGGAAATAATAATAGATCCAGTAAGATGTCCTAATGCAAAGAGGGAGTTTGTAGGATATGAAATAGAGAAGGATAAGGAAGGAAATCTAAAAGGAGAGTATCCAGATAAAGATAATCATACTATTGATGCTTGTAGGTATGGAATGGAAGATGAAATTATAAATAAGAAAGTAAAAATAAGAAGTAAAGCTAAATTAGGATTAAGGTAGACTATGGAAATACACTAATGTAAAATTAATTGTAGAATGTTACATTAGGGGGAAAAATAATGGAATATGTTTTTTCAGTTGTAAAAGAATTTGAGGGAATAATAGGAGCACTATTAGGTGTTGTTGTTACTATGTTAATGAACGAATATTTAAAAGCAAAAGGGAGATTGAAATATTACTTTACTGATTTTAGTATTAATTATATGGGAGTAGATGATGTAGGTACTTATAGGTGTTTTGATAAAGAATCAGATTATACTTCAATAGAATATGAGTTTAAGTTTCAAATATATAATACATCTGAAAGTAAGAAGATATTAAGAGATATAAAAATACAGTTTATTTCTGATGAATTAGAGATAAGGGTAGTACCAAAGGATAGTAGCACTAGAAGAGGATATGCAGGAGGATTTACTTGTGATAGTATCGGCGTAATTAATCTTAATCCTAAGGAGATACTAGAAATGAAGGTTGAGGGATATATTGGTTCACAAGATACAGATATAAAAAAGCTTAAGAACATAGAGAAAATATATATGGTAGCAAAAGATAGCGATGATAAGATAGTTAAAAAGTTAATCGTGAATTATACAAAGACTTCATAATGAGGTCTTTTTTTATTTGGAGGAATTTATGAAAAGTATTATTATATTTATTACTATAGTGGCTCTGAATTATATAATATGTCAAATAAGATGTACTATGGAAGCTAAAAGAGCATTTGAAAGGTACAATAAGAAGAAGATAAAGTTGAAAGAAGTGAGGTGATATTATGGCAATCATAAAGGATAGAGATTTGCTTAATGAAGATGGTAGCATATCGAATAAGTTATTAATCAAATGTATAGATGAACATAAGAGACTAGTCGATAGATATAGTAAGCTAAACAACTATTATGATGGGGAACACAAGATACTATCTAGAACACTAACAACTGAATCATTGCCTAATAATAAGATAGTAGCAAATCATGCAGAATATATTACAGATATGGCTACAGGGTATGTATTTGGAGCTCCAATAACTTATAGTGGTGATGGAGCAGATGAACTTAACAAGATATTTACTGAAATAGATGAAGATAGCCATAATAATGAGTTAGCTTTAGATATGAGTATATTTGGTGTAGGTTATGAATTGCTTTATATGAGTGATGATGAAGTCCCATATCCAGAGTTAGCAGTAGTAAGTCCTTTAAATAGTTTTCTTGTGGTAGATAGCACAGTAAAACAAAAGCCTATATTTGGAGTAACTTACTATCCTAAGTACGATATTGAAGGGACTCGAAAAGGATATGATGTTAATGTTTATACTGATAAAAGCATTACACATTATTTCTTTACAGATTTAAGTAATGAATCTCCTGAAGTAGATGAACCAGAAGAGCATTTTTTTAAAGATATTCCACTTGTAGAGTATAAAAATAATAAAAGACTTAAGGGAGATTTTGAGGGAGTAATAACTCTTATAGATGCCTATAACTTATTGCAAAGTGATAGAGTAAATGATAAAGAGCAATTAGTAGATGCTTTATTAGCTGTTATAGGGGCTAATTTTGGAGATAATGAGGAAGAAATAGTATCAACAGCTAAAATGCTTAAAGAGTTAAAAATACTTGAGTTAGAAGAGGGTGGAGATGCCAAATGGTTAGTTAAGAATCTTAATGAAACTGAAACCGAAGTACTTAAGAAAGCTTTAAAAGATGATATACACGAGTTTAGTAAAGTACCATGTCTTACTGATGAAAACTTTGTAGGTAATGCTTCTGGTATTGCTATGAAGTACAAGCTATTAGGGTTTGAACAGTTAGGAAGAACTAAGGAAAGATACTTTAAACAAGGATTAAGGCAAAGATTAAAGCTTATGTCTAATATAGAGAATATAAGGGCCAAGAATATTAATCCTGGCAACATAGATATTTCTATGAAACGTTCTTTACCAGTTGATGATGAGCTTGCAGCAAGAATAGCACAAGAAACAGAAGGATTTATTTCATGGGAAACTAGAATAAAGAGATTTGATGGTGAAATAGATATAGATGAAGAAAGAAAGAGATTAGAAGAAGAAAAGAAAAAGAATATAGAACAGCAACAACAAGTTTTTGGATCATATAATTTTAAGAATACTAACCAAGAAGATGGTGAGGTAGATGAAGAGTAGTGCTTACTGGACTAGAAGAGCTAACCTAAGAATGAAAGAGTATCACAAAAATAGTGCTTCTACTATTCAAAAGATTAGTGCTGCATATGACAAAGCTATAAAAGATATTAATGAAGATATAAATAAAATCTTTTATAAGTACCAGCTAGACAGTGGTTTGTCTACTACAGAAGTTAGAGAGTTATTGAACTCTAAGATATCTAAAAAGGAATTAGATAGCATTAGAGCTAGAATATACAGTATACAAGATGAAGAGTTAAAAAGATATATGATGGCTCAACTTAATGCTGATGCGTATAAAGCTAGGATAACAAGATTAGAAGCTTTAAAAGAGAGTGTATATATCAATACTAAGTTAGCCGCAGATGTTGAGATAAACCAAAGTACAAAACTATATACAGATAATATAAAGAAAGCCTACTACTCAAATGCTTTTGATATACAAAAGGGATTGGGAGTAGGTTTTAATATTGTAGAAATGCCAACAGAAACTATACAAGAGATACTTAAGAATAATTGGAGTGGAAAACACTATAGTAAGCGTGTATGGCATAATATAGATGTATTAGCAAAGCAATTAGAAGAAGTAATAACAAGTGGATTAATGAGTGGTAAAAGTTCAAGAAGGATGGCACAAGAGCTACAAGACTTAACTGATTATGGTAAGTTTGCTTGTGAGAGATTGATAAGGACTGAAACTACTTATGTAACCAATATGGCTGAATTAGAAAGCTATAAAGAATGTGATATAAACAAATATATCTTTGTAGCAACATTAGACTTAAGAACTTCTAGCGTGTGTAGGGAACATGATAGGGAGGTATATGAAGTAGAAAAAGCAGAAGCTGGAGTAAACCTTCCCCCGTTACATCCACATTGCAGAAGTACAACAAGGGCTTACTTAGGAGAAAGTACTTTAAATGATATTAAAAGAAGAGCAAGAGATCCAGAGACAGGAAAGACTTATTTAGTACCTGGAGATATGGAATATCAAGATTGGTACGATAAGTTTGTTGTTGATAAATATGGTAAAGATAAAACAGAAGTTTTTGAGAAGATGATTAAGAATAAAGCTTCTGATAGAAAACAATTAGAAAAAATCAAGGAGTATTTAGGAAAAGAATCTCCAAAGACATTGAAAGGTTTCCAAGAATTGAAGTATAATAATATCAAAGAATGGGAACTTGTTAAAGATTATGTAAAATCTAGAGAATCAAATATGATTTCAGTATTTTCACCATTTGAAGACTTTAAAAAATATAAAAATATAATCGAAAAAGAAATAGTTGGAATAAAAGCTTCAAATGGAATTGAAATTAAATCACAAAGTAAGCATTTTATAGAGAGAGTTTTAGGAACATCATTAGATCCAGAGAAACAAAGACCACGTGATGGTATAGAAATAGAAGAGATATATAAAACACTAACTAAACCATTAAAGGTAAAAGAGGAACCTAAAAAGAATAGTCATAAATTTATAGGAGAAAAGATTACAATAACTATAAATCCTAATACAGGTAATTTAATTCAATGCAATCCAACAGATAGCGATTTAGTAAGGAGGTTGAAAAATGTGTAAAGTTACCATTAAAAAAATATTGGTAGAGTACCTTTTATATTTATTAAATAATGAAAAAAATCAATATATAGATGATGTTGATGAGACCATTATTGATTTGGATAATATAAGAAATATCATAATAAGTAGTAAACAGGAAAAAGAAGATTATGTATATTTTGAAATAGATAATGTTAGCAAAACAAGATTATTGCAATATGTGGTTGATAAACAATTAGAGATAGGATTTGTTAATGAAGATTACTTAAATGAAGAGGGTAAAAATCTTCAACGAATATATGATGAGATATATTATCAAACAAATTAAGCACTTAATAAGTTGAATAGTAGGTGCTTTTATTATGGATAAAATTAAGTCTTAGGAAACTAAGGCTTTTTATTATGCCCAAAACTTGCTTAAGGCTTTAAACTGTGCATGGAATTTAGTCATACGGACGTTAAACGGAGGTATTTTATGTTTAGAAAATTTCAAAGAATGTTAGAAGCAGATACAGGAGCGGGAGTTAATGGTTCAGGCAATACCGGTAATACTGATACTACAACTCAAAATGAATCTACTTCTAATGAGAAGACAGAAACTAATCAAAGCGAGAAGACTTTTACTCAAAAAGACGTTGATAAGCTTATTCAAGAAAGAGTAGCTAGAGAACAGGCTAAGTGGGAAAAGAAGGTACAAGATGAAAGAACAGAAGCAGAAAAACTTGCAAAGATGAATGCAGATCAAAAGGCAGAGTATGAAAAGCAAAAGAGAGAAGATGAACTAGCAAAAAGAGAAAAAGACATAACTACTAGAGAACTAAGAGCAACAGCTTATGAAACTCTAGCAGAGAAGAATCTACCTAAGGAGTTAGTAGATATTCTTAACTATGAATCTGCTGAAACTTGCAATAAAAGCATTGAAGCAGTAGAAAAAGCTTTCCAATCTGCAGTAGAGAAAGCAGTAAATGATAAGTTAAGGGGTGGAAATCCTCCTAAAGGTGGACAAGGAAACAATAATCAATCAACATTTGGTTTTAACTTTACTGGAGTTAGACCAAAGGAAACAAAATAGATTAAAGAAAGAAGGAATGTAAAATGACAGTAAATTATGCTGAACAATATGCAAGGGAGTTAGCAAATGCATATCCATATGTACTTTATTCAGGTAGATTGTGGAGTACAGAAAATACAAATAAATTTAAACCGGTTGATGCAAAGACAATAAAAATACCTAAGCTTTCAACAACAGGAAGAGTAAATGGAAATAGAACTAAGATAGGTGATTTTTCTCAAAACTTCTCAAATGATTGGGAAACTAAGGAGCTTAAAAACCATAGAATATGGCAAACATTAGTGCATCCACAAGATGTTAATCAAACTAATCAAGTTGCTTCAATATCTAATATTACTAAGACTATGAATGAAACTCAAAAGTTCCCAGAACTTGATGCAATGATGTTCTCTACTCTTTACACATTAAAAAATGCAAAGAAATCAATAGCAGCAGAAGAAGCTGAATTAACTTCTAAAACTGCATTAGCTAAATTTGATGCAATGATGGATGAAATGGACGAGGGGTTAGTACCACCAACAGGAAGAATACTTTATGTTGATACTTATACTAAGACTTTATTAGATAATGCTGTAGCTATAGTAAGAACAAATGGAGATAAGGTTTTATCTAGATCTGTATCAAGACTTGATGAAGTTGATATCGTTGGCGTACCTACTACTTTAATGAAAACTAATTACACATTTAATGATGGAACAACAGGGGGACAAGAATCCGGTGGAATAAAACCAGGAGATTCAGCTGGAGATATGGCTATGATATTAGTTCATCCATCAGCAGTATTGCCAATAGTATCATATTCATTTGCACAATTACAAGAACCATCAGCGTTGAGCCAAGGTAAGTATGTATACTTTGAAGAATCATTTGAAGATGTATTTATATTAGATGAAAGACATGTTGGAATTCAAATATGTGTTAAGAAAGTTGCAGTTTAGTAAGAGAGGGTAAAACCTCTCTTTTGTTATGAGGTGTTATTATGGCACAGTTAGAAAAGTTAAAAATAAGGCTAGGAATTAGTGATAATAGCGAAGATGCTCTATTAAATATGCTTTTAGAAGATGCAGAAGGTGAGATATTAGACTTCTGCAATAGAGATATACTTCCAGATAAAGCACAGGTTCTACAAAGGGAATTAGCTATTACTTACTATAATCGTATGGGAAGTGAAGGAGAAGCTTCTAGGAGTGAAGGAGGAGTATCTGTATCTTATTCAACAGATATACCAGAGAATATTAAAAGTAGATTAATAGCTTTTAGAAGGCTTAAGTTAGTAGGTGTTGCAAATGCGAATAAAGAATAAAAAGACTTATTATCTTAAGAAGAAAACAGTAATTAAAGATAATGAAGGTGGTAAATATCCAGGATATTCAGAGCCTATAGAAATACAAGCAAATATATATCCAGCGAGTGGAAAATTACAAGCTGAAATATATGGAGAAAGGCTTAATTACATCTTAAATATGCTATATGATGAATCAAAAAATATAAATGAAGGTGATGGCATATGTGTATATGTTTCTAAAGAAAGTGAACCAGATTACAAAGTTATAAGCATTAAGCGATATTCACATCTATTTATTGAATTGGAGAAGATATAAAAATGGGCAAGAGCGTTGTTGGTTTAGATAGTCTTCTTAAAAAATTAGATAAATTAGGTGGAAATGTTGATGAAGTACTTTATAAGAGTATGCAACAGCAAGGTGAGTTAGTAAAAGGTGATGCAAAAGACTTATGTCCTACTGGTGATACTGGTGATTTGAGACAGAGTATTCATAGGCAAACTAAAAGGTATAAAGACAAGATAGTATCTAAAGTTTATACAAATAATGAATATGCAGGATATGTTGAGTTTGGTACAGGAAAAAAAGGAGAAACAACTCCTGCAGTAGATAAGTATCCTGGTCCTCTATCGTATAAGCAAGATAAGTGGAAAGTTAATATTCCAGATGTAGGGGTAAGGTGGGTAGAAGGTCAATCAGCTCAACCTTATTTATACCCTGCATTAAAGAACAATGAAGAAAAAGTAATAGAGAATATAAAAGAGGATGTTAAGAAAGCTATAAAGGAGGTAGCAAAGAAATGATTAATGTTAAGGATCAAATTTTTAATGCTATCAAAGATATATCTTCCAATGTAAGTGATAGCTACCCGTCAGAATGGGCGAATTTACCCGCTATACAGTATGTAGAAGAGGATAACAAGGTATATGAGTTTACAGATGGAAAAGAGGACAAATCTTATATAAGATATAAAATTGATATTTGGCACAATAGGAGTACTTCTGAATTTGCTTTAGAAGTAGATAAAAAGGTATCTGCATTAGGGTTAAGGAGAACATTATGCCAAGATGTAGCTGACCCTAGTGGGTTATGCCATAAAGTAATGAGATATGAGGGGATTATAGATAATATTACCCAGTTTGTATATCAATAAAAGGAGGAATGAAAATGTTAGCTAATGGAACTAAGTTAGGATTTAAGAAAAGCGGTGCAGAACCGGATGTGTATACAGATTTACCAGGCTTAAAGGAAATACCTGAATTAGGTATAGAACCAGAAAAAGTTGAAAATACTTGTTTAAGTGATAAAGTAAAGCAATATGAAAATGGAATAGGAGATGCAGGGGATTTAGAATTTAAATTTAAGTATGAAAATTCTAGCGCAACTAGTCCATATAGGATATTAAGAAAAGCACAAGAAGATGGTGAAGTATTGAGCTTTGAAGAAATATTACCAGATGGAACAAAGTTCAATTGGAAAGCACAAGTAAGTGTCAAATTAGGTGGCGGTGGAGTAAATGGGGTTATAGAATTTACTCTTAAGATGGCACTTCAAAGTGAAATAACAGTAGTTGATCCAAGTTAAGTATTTAGTATCTTTTATTCTCCATATATTTAGTCTATAATTACATTATTAGGAGATATATGGAGGGTATTTGATGATTATTGATAAAGTTGAATTCAAAAGATTAAAAAAAGAAGGCGGAAGATTAAGATGTATAATTATCGTAGATTCTAATTTTGGAAGTGGTAATTTATGTGTTAATAACTATGGTATATTTTTTGAACAAGCTTTTAAAGATAAGCATTTTATAAGTTTTGAATCAATTAAAAGTTTTGATGTTAATAGCCTTAATATTCATATCGTTTACGAAGAAGATTATAAAATTAGTTTTGTTTGTAAGAAGCAAAAGCATGTTATAGAGTTATATAATGAATATGCAAAGTATAATCATTTTGATATATTAACAGCAGAGGATATTAGAAATGAAAAAAGAGAGCATAATGAAGCTGAAAAACAGAGAAAGAAAGAACTTTTTGAAAAAATAATGGCTACTGATCCAGAAGTATCTCAAAGTAAACATAGAACCGTAAGTTATACGCCAATTAAAGAAAAATCAGTATGCTGCCCAAAGTGTGGCAGTACTCAATTAACTACTAATAAAAAAGGATATAGTTTAGGAAAAGCGATAGCTGGAGGAGTAATAACTTTAACTCCAATAGTAGGTGTTGCTACTGGATTAATAGGTAAAAATAAAATAATAATAACTTGTTTAAATTGTGGAAAGCAGTTTAAACCAGGAAAGAGATAAGCACTTACAGTTTGTAGGTGCTTTTTATTATGTAAAAGAAAGGATGATATTAAATGGCAAGAAAACAATTTGCTATATGGCAAGTAGGAGATGAAGAGTATAAGTTAAAGCTTAAGACTTCTACTTTATGTGATTTAGAAGAAAAATTAGGTACTAGTTTAATGAATGTATTAGGTAATGGGAATATGCCTGCATTAAAAATAATGCTTACGATAACGCATTATGCTATGAAAGATTATAATGCAAATATTAAATTCAAAGATGTTCAAAATCTATTTGATAAGTATGTTGATGAAGGTGGAAGCCAATTAGAGTTTTTCACTAAAGTGATTATGGATATTTATAAGGTGAGTGGTTTTTTTACAGAATCTCAAACAGAGATGATGGAGGAGAAACAAGAAGAGATGAAGGAAATGCTGGAATAATAAATAGTTATACTGAATTAATAGAAGGATTATACCCACAGTTTTTAGATATGGGATATAGTCCTTCTTTGTTTTGGGATTCTTCACTTCAAGAAGTTTATGACTTAATGGATAGCTACAACAGAAGAAAGAAAAATGAAATTAATGAGCTAGAGGATAAGCTAAAGGCTGAAATATCTCTTAATGCAGTATTAGCAAGACAGATAGGAGAATATGTAGCAAGTTTATTTAATAAAGAAGCTCAATTAACTCCATTAAATAAATTTTTTCCTAGTCTTTTTGCAGAAGACAAAGAAGAAGTTAATAATGATATGGCATTATATAAAGCTAAGATGGAGGAATATGCTTATAGGCATAATCAAAAATTAAGAAAGGAGGAGTAACATGGATGGTATGACTTTAGAAAAACTTCAAGTATTAATAGAAGCACAAACTAAGGGTTTTAGGGATGAAATAAATAAGGTGCAAAGTGAAGTTAAAAGAATGACTAATACTGTTAATAACGAAGTTAATAAAGTTAAAAATATCTTTAAGTCTCTTGGAAGATTTGTAGTGACTCTAGGTATAGGTAAGATATTTGTTAATAGTGTTCAAAATGCAATGAAAGTAGAATCAGCTATTCAACAGATTACAAGAACCATGGGCGAGAGTACTAATCAATTCTTAAAGTGGTCAAAGGCTAATGCATTAGCATTTAATATGTCACAAAGTGATGCAATGAATTATGGAGCTATATTTTCTAATTTAGTAAGTACATTCAGTAATGGTACTCAACAAACTTTACAATATACTACAGATTTATTAAAAGCTTCTTCTATTATAGCTAGTGGTACTGGTAGAACTATGGAAGATGTAATGGAACGTATTAGATCTGGTTTACTTGGTAATACAGAAGCCATTGAAGACTTAGGAGTTAATGTAAATGTTGCTATGCTACAGAGTACAGAAGCATTTAAAAGATTTGCTAATGGCAAATCGTGGGACCAATTATCTTTCCAAACACAACAACAAATTAGATTAATGGCAATATTAGAGCAAACAAGCAATAAGTTTGGTGGAGAAGTATTTAGCAATACAAACTCTAGCCTACAACAATTTGTGGCAGTTCTTAAAGATGTTGCTTTAAATATAGGAAATGCTTTCTTACCTATTATGAATGTAGTAATGCCTATTTTAACTAACTTTGCTATGGGACTAAGAACTGTAACAGGATATGTTGCAGCATTTATGCAAACGCTATTCGGATATAAGCCCTCTAGCAAAACTGGTGTGGGAGGAGCAACAGGACAAGTTAATGCATTAGGTAATGCTGCTACTAAAACTGGAGAAAAAGCTAAGAAGGCACAAAAAGAAGTAAGTAGACTTCTAGGTGGATTTGATGAAATAAATGTATTAAGTAAAAATAGTAGTTCTGATAGTGGAAACACAGGAATAAGTGCACCCATAGGTGGAGGATTATTAGACTTTAGTAATGCGGAAATACTTGAACCAGATACAAGTGGATTGGAAGCTGCAGTAAATAAGTTTAAAGATATTTTTAGACCAGTTGCAGAAAGCTTTGAAAGCTTAAAAAAATCATTAAATCCATTTATAGATAATGTAGCAGAGAATTTGAAATGGTTTTGGGATGAAATATTAGTACCATTTGGTACATGGAGTATATCTAGTCTTATTCCAGCATTTTTTAATGTTTTAGCCGGAGCATTAGATATAATAAATCCGATAATAGATGTTTTTCAGGAACAAGGAGCTTGGTTGTGGGAGAGATTTTTACAGCCTATAGCTAGTTGGACAGGAGGAGTTATAGTAGATGTTCTAAATGGATTAGCAAATGTATTGAAATCTATTGGAAATTGGATGAAAGAACATAAAACAATTGTAAATGCTATGACAACAGTTGTTGTTTCATTTTTTGCAGCATGGAAGCTAACAGAACTTATGGGATTTATTCAAATGAGTGGAGGTATAGCAGGAGCGTTTGCAAAAATCACAAAAGCAATAAAAGCGTGTACATTAGCGAAGGTAATAGATAAAGCAGAAACTATGTATTTAACTGCATTATATGCAAAAGACTTTATAGTTTCAGTAGCAAAAGGGACAGTTGAATTAATTAAACAAGCAGGTCAATGGACTATAAACACAGGATTAAAAATAGCAAATACAGCAGCACAAGTTGCAATGAATGTTGCTACTGGTGCATGGAATGTTATATGTGGGATTGCTACAGCAACTACAAGTGCATTTGGAGCAGCAATAGCATTTTTGACTAGTCCTATAGGCTTAGTTATTATAGAAATAGGAGCAGTTATTGCTATAGGTGTGTTACTTGTAAAGCACTGGGATGAAGTTAAAGAAAAATGTGGACAAGTATGGAATTGGATCAAAGACAAGTTTAACCAATTTAAAGAATGGCTAGGCAATGTATTTGCTACTGATTGGAGCGAAAAGTTTGGTTTCCTAGGAGATATACTAAATGCATATCTAACTAATGTAAAGAATGTTCTAGATGGAGTTAAAAGATTTTTCAGCGGTATTATTGATTTTATAGCTGGTGTATTTACAGGTAACTGGGATAGAGCTTGGAAAGGCGTTAAAAACATATTTAAAGGAATATGGGATAGCTTTACTGGAATAGCTAAAGCACCTATAAATATGATTATTGGACTTATTAATGGAATGATAAGTGCAATTAATGTAGCTATTAGAGGAATAAACAAGTTGAGTTGGGAGGTCCCTAGTTGGGTACCAATTATAGGAGGAGAAACTTGGGGATTCGATATACCACAGCTCGGAAAAGTTCCATACCTAGCTAAAGGTGGTATTGTAGATAGTGCCACTCTTGCTGTAATAGGAGAACGAGGTAGAGAAGTTGTAATGCCTTTAGAAAATAATACAGGGTGGATTAGTCTATTAGCAGATAAATTAGCTTCTAGAATGCCACAAGGAGGAAATACTTCATATCCAAGTGGTCCTTTATCAATAATATTAGAGATTAGTGGAACAGAACTTGGAAGAGTCGTTATAGACAATATGAATAAGCTATTTAGACAAGAAGGAAAAATTTTATTAGATTTATAGGAGGTAGTTATAGATGATAAAGATTAATGGAGTGGCTATAGCTACTCCTAAGATTTATGAAGCTACAGTTAGTGACTTAGATGGTGAATCTAATAGAAATGCTGCTGGACAGCTTATTAGAGATAGAATAGCAGTAAAAAGAAAATTAAATCTTGAGTGGGGACCATTATCCCAAAGTGAAATAGCTCCGATACTAAATGCTGTATCTGGAGTTTTTTTTACGGTTACTTTTCCAGATCCACAATTAGGAATTATAACTAAAACTATGTATGTAGGAGATAGAACTGCTCCAGCATATCAGTATATTAACGAAGAGGTTAAGTGGAGTGGATTAAAACTTAATTTAATAGAAAAGTAGGAGGTGGTTAGATGTATAGTGTTAGTCCTATTTATTTAAATAAAATTAAAGAACCCACAAGAACAGTAGCTATTAAAGTCATTATAGGAGATAGAATACTAGATAATACAGAGGTCCAAAGCCTTAATGTAGAATATACCTTTGGTAATAACGGAATACCCGCTATAGGGGGAGTGACATCTTCAAAGCTTAGCTTAGAGCTATTAAGGATAGGGAATACACCTTCATACTTTACTACTCAAACCATTAAACCATCTGTAGCAATAGATGATGGAATAGGTAATTTAATGTGGGTACCATTAGGAACATTTTATCCTAATCCGGATTCCATAAAAAGGACAGATAATAAGATTAGTATAGAATGCTTTGATATTATAGAGAGCTATAGCAATGTTAAATATGAATCTGGTCTAAAATATCCTACATCAGTTACTAATGTAGTTAATGAACTAAAGAATAAATACAAGGTGATATTTAAAGATACAGTATTACCAAATGTAAATGTTAAAGTGTTGCCTACTGGTTCTATAAGGGATGTACTTATGATTATTGCAGAGTTATTGACTGCTAATTGCTTAGTAAATAGAGATAATGAAATAGAATTTAGAAGTTTTAATACAGTAGAGTTTAATTTAGATACAAACAATTATATAGATTTTACTTTAAAGAGTGATAGTAATATTAAAATATCTAAGCTTATATGCAAAAAAGGTGAAGATATATTTCAATATGGGGATGATATAGGAGCGACATTAGAGTTTCAGAACGAAAATATTTCTTCTAATGCAGAACTAAAAGTAATTTATGATAGAATGTTTCCTTTTACTTATCCATCTTATGATTTAAAGTTACAGGGAATGCCACATTTGGAATGTGGAGATATCATAAAGTTAACAGATAAGAAAAGTGTTTTAAGATCAATTCCAATTGGAGTTCACAAACTTAGTTTTAATGGGGGACTAATTTCTAATATTAGTGCAAATGTACCGAGTACAAATAATAGTGTAGGATCTACAGGAAATAAATCAATAAGTCAAACTGCAAATAATGCTTTAATAAATTCAATAAAGGCTAATGAAATACTAGCAGGTAATATTACTGCTGATAATTTAGCTGCTAACTGTATTACAGCAGATAAGATAGATGCAAAGGCAATTACAGCAGATAAAATAAAAGCAGTTGTTATTGAAGCGATAAATGCATCCATTGAAGAAGCAACAATAGATAGTGCAAAAATAGATGTAGCTGAAATAGCAAGTATTGTCGCAAAGGACTTAGTTGTAGGAAATGCACAGATTACTGATTTAGAAGCAGAGAAAATTAAGACAGGTAATTTAATAGCTGATGTTATGAAAGCCAATGCTATTACCGCTATAAATTTAAATGCATCAAATGCAACAATAGATAGTGCAAAGATTGGAAACTTATCAGCAGATAAAATGTCTACTAATGTAATTGATGCTATAAATGCATATATAGGTGATGCAACTATTGATTCTGCTAAAATAGGCAATTTAGATGCACATAAAATAACTACTGGTGATTTATCTGCTGATAGGATTAAAGCAGGGGTAATAAGTGCAATTAATTTATCAACAGATACTGCAACAATAAATAGTGCAAAGATTGGTAATTTAAGTGCTGATAAAATAACAACTGGTGATATATCTACAGATAGAATGAAAGCTAATGCAATAAATGCAATAAATGCTACTATTGGAGATGCAGTTATAAGCTCTGCCAAAATAGCTAATTTAGATGCAAGTAAAATAACTACTGGTACTTTATCTGCGGATAGAATAAAAGCAGGAAGTATAGATGCTACAAAAATAAATTCAGAAACCATTTCTGCAATAGAAGTAAGTGCTGGGGAGTTAGTAGCTAATAAAATAGCATCTGGTGAAATTAAAGTAGGTAATGCAAATATAGTAGATGGTACTATATCTGGAGCAAAAATAGCAAAAGCATCTATTTCCGAAGCTCAAATAGCAAAGGCAACTATTACAGATGCATCTATTAAAAGTTTAAATGCCAATAAAATAACTGCTGGTAAAATTGATGCAACAAAGGTTAATATAAGTTCAACAAGTGGTAAGTTATCAATAGCAGATAATACAATTACCATAAAAGATAACCAAGCTACTCCAAAAACAAGAGTACAAATAGGATTGGATGCAAGAGGTAACTATGGAATATATGTTTTAAATGCATCTGGTCAAGCTATTTTTGATTCTGAAAAAGGGGTATTAGCTTCAGAAGGATTAAATAGTAATGTAGTAACTACAGATAAGATTAAAGATGAAGCTATAGGAAGTTCTAAATTAAATGTAGATGAATTATTTGTAGGTGATAATGCATTTATTAAGAGCTTAAAGGCAGTTGAAATTGATGCAGCAAATATAACTACTGGTAAGATTAGTTCTGAAAGATTAGATATATCTGGTTTAGTTAGTTTTGATACTTTTGATAAAACACTTCAACCTATTTTTAATGTTCAAGGAGATAAGACTTATATAAATGGTGGAATGATAGCTACTAATACTATAAAGGCAGATAAGATAGATTTATTATCTGGATTAACTGTAAATGGTGCAGATGGTAAACCAGTATTTGCTATAGGTAAAGTAGATGGAAAAGATGGAGTAGGTACTGTAGAGATTAATGGGTGGTTACATTCTTCTAATTATGTAAAAGGTAAATCTGGTTATTCTATCAATACAGATGGAACTGCGGAAATTAATCAAGCAACAATTAGAGGTACTTTAGATGTATTGGATGCAGGAGTAACTAATACTGGTACTGCTGCAACAGATGTTAGAATATGGGCTGGTGGTTCTTATGAAAATAGAGCATCTGCCAAATTCAGAGTTAATAAGAATGGTGACTTATACGCTACTAATGCAACTTTAGCAGGTATTCTATATGGAGAAATTGAAAGTAATAACCTACACGTAAAAGATAGTATCTTAACTATTAAGGATAAAGTAAAGCTTTCTGAAACAAGTTGTAGTTTTAATACAGATGTTACTATCAATAATAAAGTCAAATATTCTACTGGTAACAATTCTTTAGAATTAAAAGATACTAATTTTATGGTTAATTCTGCTCAAGCTTCTGTATCAATAGATAAGAGTTCTGGAGCATATGGTGGCTTAAATATTATTGGATGTTCACAAGGTCATCATGTTTTTAGAGGTTCTACCGCTTCTGATAAGTTGGGAACTTTAGTTATAGATGCAGAAGGAAACCAAGGACAAAGAGGAGATTTTAGTTTTACTAGAAAAAACTATGCTGAAAAGTGCAAAGTTGATATAGATGGAGATTTAACTATATGTGAGAAGATTAATTCAACAGTTCAACAAATTGAAATGAGAAGTGTTAAAAATTCTAGCTGGGATGGCTGGGGATTTTATGCTAATTAAGGGAAGGTTATAAGCCTTCCTTTTTATTTTGGATTTAGAAAGGAGATAAATATATGGCCTTAATAGCAAGTGGAATACATGGAAGCGGTCCTGGAATGTCTTATGAATTTTATGCAGAACAAACTGCAGGGAGTGGTAATAATAGAACAATAAAAATAACATTAAAATTAAAAGCAGGTCAATATAGTACATCATATTACGCTTATCCTGTTCAATGGAGAGCTAATGTAAATGGTTCTTGGAGTGGGTGGATGTCTGTAAAAGGCGGTGAAGCTTGGAGAGGTTCTGATGGTTTTAGAACATTTACGTATACTGCTACAACTAATGTTGGTACTACTAGCTCTAAATCAATAACAGTAGGAATTGAAACTGATAGTATAGGGTATAGTCATTGGGATTTTTCAAAAACTGGGTCATTAACAGTATCACAAACAAATGTTGCTCCTTCGTTATCTGGAACTGTATCTATAGATGGTTCAACTTCAAACAGAACTATTTCAGAAAATACTACTCAACTAGTTATAAAAACTCCAGCTGCATCTGATACAAATTTATCTGGATATAGATTTAGAGTGTCTGTAAATGGTGGAGGGTATACTGAAATTTATAGAGGATCTTCAACTAGTTATACTCATAATATTAGTGGTTATGGAGAAGGTACTACTTTTAAATATGTAGTAGATGCTTATGATAGTGTAGGAGCTTGGAGTGCTAATATTTATTCTCCAACAATAACTAAGAATAAATTCATACAAGATAATATTTCTTCAACATCTTCAATTGCTTTTGGTACAACTACCATTGCATTTACTTATTCTGGAGCATCTAATACTCAAAGTGGTGTTACAATTACAAAAACATTAAGTTGTGATAATGGGATAACTGTATATAATCCTAATATAACTGCTGCATCACCTATTAATCTAAAGATATGGAGAACTGGAGAAGCAACTCCAGCATCAACTCAACCATACGTAAGGTTTGATGATATAAAAAAGGTATTTGCTACAACTACTAATAAAGGTAAAGGAGTTTTAAATTTTACATTAACAAGTAGGAATTCTAATGGTACTACTAAAACTTCGTCAGAAGCTATCAATGTTAATTTACAAGTAAATCCGAATAATACTTCTGCTTCCATATCATTAGTACAAACTGAATCTACAAACTATTTAAGTATTGCATCAAGTACAAACAAATATTTTATTCCAGATGGAACTAAAGTTACTAGAGTTAAGTGGAGTTCAGTTACTGGTAAATTAGGGGAAGCAGTAACTTATCAAGTATATGTAGCTTATGGCTCTGGAGGATGGACTAAAATTGCAGATTTACCTACTGGAACGACTTATTATAATCATGCAGTACCAGTTCAGACAGTATCTCAACAATTCAAGTATAAGGTTAGAGTAATATCTACTTATAATTCAGATAACTTTTCAGAAGCAACAACATCTGCACAAACTTTACATTTTTACAATGAGCCATCGCTGACACAAGGTACAATTACAAGAGCAGCAACTACTGCAGATGTAATAGTTACTATAAAATCAAATTCATCTATTCCTAATATTAATACTAAAGGAACATGGGCAGTTTATAAATCTGGTACAACCACTCCAGTAATATCTAGTGGTAATCTATCAGTAGCTCAAACTTCACAAACTCTTGAATTAACTGGATTAACTGATGCAAATACTTATGATTTAAAAGTTACTTATAATGATGATACTGGGTATATGGCAACTAATAAAGTAACAACTATTAAAGTTAGTGCAAATCTACCTATTATGTTTATAAATAAATATGGGGTAGGAGTTAATGGTGTTGCTGCTGATAGTAGTAATTCATTAAAGGTTAAAGGAAATGCTAATATTGCTGGTACTTTAAATGCAACTAATCTTCAAGTTGGTGGCAAAAATGTGTATCATGCTGGAACAAAACATGATAGTGCCCATTTTAACTGTGGAATTATTGATGCTAAAGATTTAAATAATTACACTACAGAAGGATTGCAAGGCGTTACTAATAATAACTGCACTAATCAACCAACCAGTGGTTATTTTTATATATTTAATATTAAATATAACAATACAAACATTAAACAAATAGCTTATGGATATAATCAACAGAAAATGTATACTAGACACAGATATAATGGTACATGGTCAGCTTGGAGCAAATTTTATAGTTCAACTGATAAACCAACACCATCAGATATAGGAGCATTACCAATAGACGGTGGAGGAATAATATCTGGAACAGTATTACCTCAATTAACAATAAAAAATCCTAGTGGAAATTCAGCAGAGTTATTGTTTGATAGAGGAACAAATGCTAATTGGAAAATAACAACAACTGGTGGTAATTTTAGAATTCAATGTGATTATACAACTGGTAAAGTCCCACTATATGATGTCATGAAATTAGATTATAACACAGGAAAAGTTTGGTTTAAAGGATGTGGCTATGAAGGGATTGGAGACAATAGCACATATTATCTTTCCAATAATATAAAAATAAATGTTAACTGGTGGGGATTGAATGCTAATAGTACAAGAAAAATAACACTACCTACTGGATTATATAAATCAAGAGTACTTCCTCCTATAGTTTGTAGTTATGTTACTGGAGGAGACTATAATACTTATTCAACAAGTAATAGAGTAGCTGTGTTACATTGGGATTTATCTTCAGTAACTTTAGCAAATTATGATTCTTCTAAACATGCAAGAATAATTCTTTGGACTATTGGAGAATAAGAGGGATAAATATTATGGATAAAATATTTGTAAAATATAATATAAAAACAATGGAGGTTGAGGGGTTCTTCCTAGAAGAGCAACTTCAAACTGATTATAACTATATTGAAATAACTAAAGATTATGAAAACAAATTGAGACAAATGTGTGATGAAAATTGTGGTACTCTTTTTGTTGTAAATGTTGAAACTAAAGAATTTGAATCAAGAGTTGTTTCTTTAAAAAATATTCCTTTAAGTAGAGAAGAAAAAGCAATAAAAGACTTAGAGGAAGAAAATTTAAAATTAAAATTAGCTTTAGCTGAAATAGTAGAAGGAGGTTTATTATAATGGCTGAAATATATGCGGATTTAGTAGAAGCTGGGGAAAGAAGTCTTGATGGTGATAATGGTATTAAGAAAGTACCAGATAAATATATAAACAAAGTTAAAGAGATTTTACATGAAAGAGGAGTTTTATAACTTCTCTTTTTTGTATATAAAAATAAAGAAGAAAAGAGGTAAAGAAAGATGGAAAAGATTTTTAACAGTATTAAAATGGGAGTTGCCTTTATAGGCACAATGTTTACCTGGTTGTTTGGAAGTTGGGATACAGCTTTAATGGTACTTATATTCTTTATAGTATTAGATTACATCACAGGATTGTTAAGAGCCTACCTTAATAAAGAGGTATCTAGTAATGTTGGGCTTAAAGGGATAGCCAGAAAAGCCGTTATCTTTGTGGTTCTTATTGTAGCCGTGTTATTAGATAGACTATTGAATACTGGTAACTGGGTATTTAGAACATTAGTATGCTATTTTTATATTGCTAACGAGGGTATAAGCTTATTAGAAAATTGTGCTGGTTTAGGATTACCAATACCAGAAAAATTAAAGGATGCATTAGCACAACTTAAGGAAGGAGAAAAGAAGGAGTTAAAGCAAGAGTAGTCAAATAGGCTACTCTTTTTATAATTAAGATTTAAAAAGAAAGAAGGTTTTATAATGGCAGTATATGGCGTTAATGATGGACATACCAAAACAGGTCCAGGAAGTGGAGCAGTAGGAAAAATAAAAGAAAGTGAGCATACAAGATTAGTAGGAAACGAAGTAAGAAGGTTACTAAAGGATCAAGGAGAAGGGGTTATAAATTGTACAATAGATTATGCAAACTCAACTTCTGAATCATTAGATTTAATAGTAAAGCAAGCTAATAGGCAAGATTTAGATTGGTTTATAGCAATTCACTTTAATGCAGGTGGTGGAAAAGGCGTTGAGGTTTATACCTATGAAGGTAGACAATATCAAGATGCTATAGATGTATGTAAAAACATAGAAAAGTTAGGTTTTAGGAATAGAGGAGTTAAAGCTGGTACTGGTCTTTATGTAATAAGAAAAACAAAAGCGAAAGCTATGCTTGTAGAGGTGTGCTTTGTTGATACAGAAGATGCAGATAAGTATTTAAGCGTAGGATATAAAGCTATAGCAAAAGCAATAGTTGAAGGTGTATTAGGAAGAGAAATTTCTACCAATAAACCAACTCAAGAAAAACCACAAATTAAGGAGGAAGGAAAATTGTTAAAGGAATGTAAGAAGAACGTATTAAATTTTGGAGATAGTGGTACTTATGTATTTTTAGCACAAAGTGCCATGAAAGCATTAGGATTATATAATGGACCTATAGATGGAGAATATGGACCATCCAAAGGGAAGAATAGTTTCTATCAAGCTGTTATAAATCTAAATGCTAAATTAGGTTATAAAAATGATTCTAGATTAGGACCAGCTTGTTGGGAGTATATTTTAACTAAATAATTGGTTATACTTATTAATAGTACTATACTTATAAAAAGGCAGTAGGTAGGGAGCATATCAGATCCTTATCTACTACCTTTTTACGCTTTATAAGTCGAGTTTTAGTTGAGTTAAGATAGAATAAATGGTATAATATGTATCTAAATAAATTATTTGGGGGATTAATA